ATAGAATATCGTGTACGACCGCTGCAGGTAGATATGTGTCAAATGGTGGAAAGGCTGACCAGAATACTTTAGGCACACTCGCTCCATCACTCTCAAACCCCTTAGGAACAGTGATAGAATCACCTGCCTTTGTATAGAATACCAAATCTTCTAGCAGTGTAACTGTACGAATGAATTTGTTACCATTAAAGTAACCTGAAACAGTTGCTTCAAGATCTGTCTTGAAATGTGCTTTCATTAAACGCTTTTAGTATTACCAATCGAATATTTCGATTCCAAATTCCACTCCGCTTTATCACGATGAGAAATAATCTTAATATGTCTTAGTGTAGTTTTATTTTTTGCTTGATCTAAATTTACTATATCCAGCAATCCCCAATCCGACAAAAGAGTTGTTATAGAGTTGCGTCGGCAGACATCTTCATTAGTTAAGTTTGATGGTTTGCCATCTAACATGAAGAGTTCTTTAAAGTGAACAATGAAATACCTACCTTGCTTGTGTAGAATATGACAACTCTGGAATAGTGTATTGCGATCCTTCTTTGAAGATATCCCTATTCGTGTAAGAGTTTCCTTAATCTTAAGAAAATCATCTGGTTCTTCTAGGGAGATCTCAAGCATTTGGCTTGGATCCCATTGCACTAATTCTTGTTCAATCATGAGAGTTTAATATTATAAGTTACATCGTTAAAGATCTATTTATAATATTAAACTCTTTCGCTTATGCCTTGCCTCCTTGATCTAAGCGCTTGCGTATTTCCCTTAGAGCTTCTTCAGTAAATAGCGAATATACCTGTTCAGCTTTCTCCTTTGAGTAGTTATACGTTTCTTGTATTGCCTTTAGATCTGCAGGATCTTTCAACTTCTTCGCCCATTTTGAAAATCGTTTTCTTGGACGAATAGCCGACTTAAGAAAATCATATTGCATTTTGGCTGGAAGCTGATGACGGATATTAAGCTCGTTAACAAGTAGGACAGTGTCATTGAACTGTGACAATCCACGATTAATTATGAATGGAACATACTGCTTAGACGGAGAGTCTGGATTAGTTAACTCTTCACCTTCATACGCTTTACAACCCTTTAAGAGGTTTGGGCTAGAAGTGTTGATACTCTTTAGAAAGTCAAATGGTGTTAGTTTGTCGGCCATAGTTTTTCAAAGTAATAGTGAACGAATGTCATAACAAACGAAATAAAAATACCGAACGCTGTAACGTGCCAATCACCAAACCAAATTCTACCCATAAGCGAGCATAGTGCGATCGACAATATGCGCCAAACAATTACCTTTGTAGTTACTTCCATAATGATTAATAATGTTCGATTTTAGATTGCTTGCCAGCTGCTTTATTAATTCCCTTCAAGACATCATTCCAACCAGATCCTGCTCGTTTAATCATTCCAACAGAACCCTGAAAATTTAACCCTGGCGCACAAACACCTCTCCTTACTGTTCCACCATCTTCGCAAGGACATGGCTTTCCAACAGGTTCATCTCGGTTATCGATGGTGTGAGTCTCTTCCCACACTCTTTCACATTTATCGCAATAGTAATCGTATATCATAAGGTATTATTTATGGAGTTTAAACCAATGTGGTGTTTCTCTATTCTTCCAAGTCATCGAGAATCTTTTTTGTTTTGTCTGATAGAATTTTTGGTATGAACCAATGGGGTCATCGTAATTCATACATTCTGGATTAGAACCCATAGCGAGGGCAAAGGGCGTCATATAGGATTTCTTGATATTCTTTGGTATATCTTTTAGAATATCAAGAAGTTTAGTCTCTGATACATGAACCTTTCCATACCGATAACTATATTCTTTGCAAAGACACTTAAAAAGCTGATAGTGCCATTTGTAATTCATATGAGATTCCATTGTCCATAATGTAGATGGATGTTTCATATGAACAGCCTTGTATAGTTTATTTTCTCGGTCATCGGGTAATTCCCAATATCGTGACATTGTCTTACCAGAAACTGAAGAGCGCCTTTCTTCCATACCATCAAGCACACGATGAGCGGTTGAAAGCATTTGTGCTGATTCAAGGATCATTTTGACCACGTGCTTGTCACAGTGCCACCTAGCGGCAACTTCTGGTACGGGAGATAGAGCGAATATATTCATAATATAGTATTATAAATCAAATTGATCATATGTAAAGACAATAATCTTTAGATTCTTTTACATCTATGCTTTAGATCATTCTTATAGTGGCGATCATCAATCTTTCTGAGTTTATCCTTAATAAGAACTAGTTCTCTTTTTAAATTATCAATGATTTCAATTAAGTCTGCTTCTTTCATTTTACAAGTGTTGGAAAAACTGATTTGATTAAACTCTCTGATACACGAGAGTATTCCTTCATGACGTTACCATCTTTAGCCAAGCAGACGATATTAGCATCCTCTTCAACCAAAGATTCAAGAATCTCGATGAACAACTTTTCTTTCTTGATGGCGTTTGTGCCATTACCCTTAACACATCTTCCCAACATCTTGATCTTTACTTCAGGTTTACCATAAGGCTTTTCATCACAAGTGAATGGTGGTTTTCCGCTTGGTAGCTGTAGTTCGATATCCGAATGGAAGTTTAAATGAAGGATCGTTCGAAGTGAAAACGAATCATTTTCCTTCAGAATTTCCTGTCTTTCTGCACGTGTGGGTGCCTTTTGTATTTCGGTGAATATTTCGTGTAGTGTTTTCATAATGATATTATTTAGTTTGAAAATCTTGAGCTGCCTCTACCAACATTGCGCAACGGTTTGTGATAAGATAGTTCAGAACATCTTTCTTAGGTTTCGATACTTGCTCAGCAGTAGCCTTGTGAATAGAATCCACGATTTCTGTTGGGATGTAATCGAGATCAATGACTGCTCTGTTGCGATGGAAGTTGCGCAGAGTTTCAGTGTCCATAACAGATTCCAGGTTATCTTTACTTTCATACCATTCAAGGATCTTCTTTGCGCGCATCGGCCTTTGTCGAAGACCTTCAGTGAATGTGTTATCTGGACTTAATACATTTGGAACACCATCACTACTATCACCCTTACAGATGTGTTCGAATCGATAGAAGAGAGGATCATTGATTGTGATGAAGTCTCGTTTCATTGGACTAAACTGTTTCACATTTGAATAGCGGTGAAGTTGTAAGAAATCTTTATCAGCCGAAATAATCACGACTGGTTCATTCTGACCAAACTCTTGAGTAGATTTGGATAAGACTGCAATGATATCATCGGCTTCTGCGTTGTCAACATATACAACTGGATACGGAAAATTCTCTTTTAACTCATCACGAACTAGATTAATTAATCGAAAGAATTCTTTCCAATCTAAGGGTGATTCATCACGATTCTTTTTTCGACCAGCTTTATACTGAGCAAATGCTTGCTTTCTCCAAGATCCGCCATCGCATGCAATAACAGTCTGTCCATATTTTTCACGGAATTTGAGATTGTACTGCCTGACTCGGTTAAGAATCATATGGCGAATAAGACCCTCTTCAATATCTTGAGGTCGGTCTTGTGAGAAGATTGCCGCAATGGCAATAGCTGAGTAGTCGATGATAATCATTATGTAATTTTCCTATGTTGTGATAATTCTATTATTTTGAATCATTACTGATTATATCAGAATAACACCATATGTCAAATCTTTTTTTACTTCCAAAGACTCCTTAGATGATTACGGTGTATTTTTCCACCCACAAATCCATTGTGATACTCATTGGGCTTCAATATAACGTCCCTTATGATCTGTTCTTTCATTTCGATATAATTTAGTTCACCCTTACTCTTACATAGATGCAATATCTCTCTATCAAAGTGATCTAATCCATTCTCTTCAACAATAAGCTTCACTGCTTCGCTTGATCCGCAGTATGTTTTCCAATCAGATTCCTTAACTGATCTACGTTTGCGCTTCTTTCCTTTCAGTGGTGGTTTAGTTACTTTCGAGAAGAAACCTTTCTTTCCGATGTATTTCATACCTGTATCCTTGTCGGTAACCATATAGACGAATCCAATATAGTCCTCGATCATCTCAGTAGTAAACTCCTCACCCTTGTAACTCCACATGGAGTTATTTATACCTTAATCCCAATTCAGAGATTCTGCACCCTCATACGAAACCTCAAGCTTCTTAGTTTCTTCAATGCTACTTGTCTGTTCAGCAATATTAGCATTTGTAGAATTGATCTTCCAGTCTACTGCTGATTGACCAATAGCATACAGAGAGATAAGCCCATTAACAGACGCTAATGATACTGTCATAAGATTCACAATGGCTGTGGCTG